AGAAGCGCAAGAGAACGCTTTATTGCCACTAGGTCGAGTTTTCGATTTCGTCTCCTCCACTGAAAAGAATCCACTAGCCATCTGACTAACCTTTCATTTCTAGAACGCCAACATACTCCCAATTATCTCCTATGAACTTGATAGCGTTTTCACCAAGAATGCATTTCTTCAACATCTTGCTAACATCCTTAAGAAGTTCAGGACGAATAGTGAACTTTTTTTCTTCACCTTTATATTTCAGATTCATCTCTTCCTCAAACCACCCTACATCTGATTGTCCTCGCACAATCATCCGTTTTGGTTTAATAGTGATCGTTACCACGTTGCTATCAGCCTCATTAGAAAAGATAGACGCACGATCCAGCACTTCTTCAATAACTTTAGGCAATTCAAAATCTTCACCATGCACATTCATGTATTTCGACACATCCGGAAATGTATCTCCGAAGAACGTGCGGCAAGAATATTCAGTACCTTTTTCCGTCTTGAAATGAATCCACCCGTGCCCTTCTGCTATATGCGTAGGGGTACATCCATTCAATCGCTTCACTGTACTTGCTGGCAGAAGAAAAGTAGATACAGGCATTTTCCCAACCAGCTTGTACGTCATTATCCTATAACTGTCGGATGCTTCTATCGAACCGTTTTCTGTCACATTGACGCAAGTAATGATTGGACGGCTCATATCAGTGGAACAAGCGAAGGAAACGAACTTGAGAGCTTTCATCAATTCTTCAGGTACTTTTTTCCACTTACTCTTTTCTCCAATTGCCTCTAAAGGCATTTTTATCTTTTCCTGAAGAGTGAGTCCTGCTTTCGCTTTTCCTGCTTTCAGGCGAACCTCAGAACCGTTTGCTTCTATTTCCACATCGTTCGTTTTAATCTTGCACAGCACCTGATAAAACTCGTCTGCTTTGATAGCACCTTCCAGTCCGTTCAATCCTTCTACAGGATGGGATACGCTGATCTCATCATTGAACGTCAACACTTTCCCGTCCTTAAATGCGAAACAAGTGGATTGTTCGATGTGTTCCTTAGACGCAAGCCCCGGTTTTACTATCTCAAGTGCTTCCAGAATATCTTCCCGATTCATACCACATCCGCTCCTTTTATCTTATTCCGTTTCGCCTGTTTGTGAATCAGATGCGCGAACTGTCGGAATACGTTTACCATATTGTACCCAACATGCTTCAACTTGCCTTTTTGCACTTCCCATGGAGTGCATATCCGATCTTCTCTGTCCCATCTTGCATCCAGCGTGTACTTCTCAAAAGGAATAAAATCGTAACGGTCTGCCCAATAAGAAGAAAGCGTCCCACTATTTAGAACAAGAACACAAAAATGGATATCGTTCTTACTGCATAGATTATAAAGTTCATGGCAATCCTTGATTGTTTTGGAAAGATGTAGTCTAGGGTAATCACGTAGTTGCGAATATGATTGCCTCACCCAAAACTTTACGGGAATCGTCGTCTTTTCGTTTTTTAATCCTACATCGACAAGCAGCCCGATCCCTGAGAACATCGTCTGCATTTTCCCTGGGAATTCACACCGCAAAGGACTGAAAGGCATGTTCACAAGTTTTTCAACGTAACGAAGCACCATATCATTGTACTTGCCAATATCTTCATGCGGGTTACTTCCTTTAGATTCTGACTCCACTGCGAACATAGGTTTCATTGTGTATTTCCCTCCCTATATTGTGAACAATCCTTTGCTTACTTGGAATTGAATTCCTTTTCGATACTCGTTTACCCACTGCTCTAATCCTAGAATGTATCGGATATTGATTTCACACCGAACATCGAAAGATTGAATTTCATCATACGTGTAACCATCATCTTCGATCTGTTTCAACTTCCTGGGTGTAAGCACGCCTATGTCTTTGCTAGACCGTTGCTTCGATACGCAAAATGTCATAGGCTGCTTTGAATAATCCGGATTCTTGAATCCACCGATAGGGTACATGATAGAACCCCACGCGGCAACTATTCTCCAAGTAGCGGCATCAGCACTAGTAAAAGGTAGCGTTTTCAGCACGGGCAACATCCATACTGCAAATCCGTGTGTTTTAACACGGATTCTATTTCTATGGATATAAGAAAATACTGACCGCATCCAAGATAGCCTAGATTGGACACTCATATCGTTTGCAGGTGACACTCCGATATAGTCAGTAAGTTCCACCATTTTATGCAACCATTCCCAATCTTCCCCTTGATGGAAGACATGAATAGGAGTGATCCCTGCATCTTTCATCCTAAGAAGATTTTCATATCCTTTCGCGGCTGCTGTATTAATAATTTTCTTATTCTCCGCAGTCTTCACTCGATTGAGGTGTGTAGAAGTACCAGGAGAACCGGGGATCACATCAAGGTTGACTACCCTCAACTTTTTATTATCATCCGCCGCTATTTGGATTGCCTCTTTAGCATAACTAATGTAGGCGTCAATGGGAATAGAATGACCTTTAGCCCATGCTGAAAACGCACCTGAATCAAGAATGATGTTTCCATTTAATGCAGGAACTTGTCTGCACCATTCTTTAAGTTGTTTTGGATAGAGATAAGAAACCAGTCTGTTCGTAATCCGCTGATTGAGTTCCTTACCTCGTTCGTTTTTGGGATTAAAGACAGGACCGGCAAAATACAAACGGACTGGTTTCATTATCAGTTACCTTTATCTTCGTATTCTGCGATTACTGAAATGTCTGTTCCACCCCTGCGATTGAAATTAGCCTCTATTCGCATGTGGTACGGTTTGCAAGCGTTCGACAGATCGTCCAGTATTTTGTTCGTAACAGACTCCATGAACGCTCCGTGCTGACGATATGCTCCCATGTATATCTTGAGTGCTTTCGTTTCCAAACAAAAATCCTTTGGAAAGTATCGAATCGTGATAGTGCCGAAATCGGGCTGACCCGTACGCGGACACAGACTGGAAAATTCCGTGAATACGAACTCCGTGGCGTATTGCCTGTCTTTGCACGGATTATCAAATACTTCAAGAAGAGCTGGATCTGGATTATTATACCTGTCGTATGGTACGACTGTTCCGAGGTTTTTCAGATGGTCTACATTCACTTTTCTATCCATTGTTTGCACCCTCCTCATAGAATACTGGGTCGATGAGATTGTTTTCTGCAAAGGCCTCAAGGCGTTCATAACAACTTCCACATTTTCCGCAAGGATTCGGTTGGTTCTTGTAACAAGTTCTTGTAAGGTGATATGGTGCGTTATTTGCAATACCATACTGCACTATCTGGCTTTTAGACATGTGAAGGAACGGTGCAAGTATATTCACATTTCTATCCGTACCAAGATAGATCGCTGTATCCATTGCTTTATGAAATTCTGGGCGACAATCAGGATAAATAGCATGATCGCCTCTATGAATTCCTATAGCAATATTCTCTATACCTTTTGACCACGCCATACCGGCTAGGATCGACAGGAACACTAGATTACGAGCAGGCACCACCGTCTGACTCATATTCGATGATTCATAGTGTCCTTCCGGTATTTCTCCACCGCTTAGAAGCAGACTAGATTCCATTCCAGTAAATGCTCCGGACAGGTCTATAACTTCGTAGGTCAATTCGCAAGGAACGGCAGACGCATAATATTTCAATACTGCATCTGCCGCTCTTCGTTCGTACACATTGTGTTTGCTTCCATACTGGAAATTAACACAATGAACTTTCGTAAATCCCTCACGAATGAGCCAAGCAAGAACTGTTGCAGAATCCAGTCCTCCTGAGAAAGAAAGGACTGCGGAGCTCATCTTACTTCTTCTTTCCAGCCTTCTTGCCAGCTTTCGCTTCCTTTTCAGGAGCAGCCTTCGCAGGCGCCTCCTTCTTCTTAGGAACTCTCACACCACTTTCATGTTTCACGATCGCTTTAGTAATCTTGTTTCCCCTTTCACACTTGATATCCGTGAACTTCACGATGTTGCCATCTTCCTTGTCAATGTAGATAAGCACAGGGAAGCGGCAATATTTAGGATTAGTACCATCAGAAAGAATCGTAGAAAGAGCGGCGATGGTTGCATCAGGGAACTGCTTTGCCGCAAGTTCGATCAGATCCTTTTTGCTGTACCGACCCTCATTGATAAGGTCGATAAAAAATTCGACCCTTGTGACAGTCTTATTGCCACCGAAGATTTGATCTTTTGTTTTCGTAGGCTTGTCTGATTTTGTAGGCTTTTCGGTCTTCGGAGCTTTCGCAGGTTTCTCTTCTTTAGCTTTCCCCTTTCCCTTCTTAGGAGCAGGTTCCGGCTCGTCCTCTTCTACATCGTCAGGCTCTTCGTCATCTTCGTCGTCATCGCTTTCGTCCCCATCTTCCCCTTCCTCGTCTTCCCCTTCAGCGTCTTCGTCTTCATCGCCAGCTTCTTCATCCCCTTCGCTTTCTTCCTCATCATCACCCTCCTCATCGGAATCGGCTGCTTCATCGTCCTCATCTTCATCTTCCGCGTACTTAGCCTGAATCTGAGCAAGGACATTCATTGTTTCGTCGGAGAGGCCGTCCTCTTCACTGACTGCTTCCGATGCTTCAAGCAGTTCTGCTTCCAGTTCTTCAACTCCCATCTTCGTGTCAATGGGCGGTTCGATGATTTTGTTAACCTCTTTTGCTGCCTTCACGAGTTCACTTTTTTTCATACGATGTTCCCTCCTAAATTATTTTGTGGAGCGTATCGGGTTCGCTGCTCTCTGATATATAATAACACAAAAATCGTATCCGTTCAGATTGTACAAAAGATAAACTTATTCAAAAATAGCTTCCGATGAAGGGTCGCCCACGCTGCAAGCATTGAAGCACTTTCACTTGCCTTGTCCTGTCAAATTCTGATTCCCTTACAACTAATTCTCCTATGCGCATAATACCAATTTTCTTTTCCTCGTCTGTTTGATTCAAACTATATGTAGCCGTTGTGTGGGCATACTTTCGTTTGTCTTCCGAGAAGTCTGACAAAGATAAGGTTTCTTTGTCGTAACTTGACGCTGCCGCTTGCGTAGCCGTAATCAATAAACAATGTTTCTCCTGACTCAACTTTCGCATCCGTTGCCAAATCTTGTTTATCTGCCCCCTCCCGTCTAACCTGCTACAGTCATAATCTGGAGCTAAAATATCTGCATAATCTATCAGAACTACATCAGGTACGAACCCATCCTGTCGCTCCCACAACGTAAGCAGATTGCTAATTTCCTGCATAGTAAGAGTTTCATTTGGATATGTGGCTAACTTAAATTTCTTATTATGTTTCTTCTGCCATGCTTTCATAATCTTGTATGCGTCCTTCCATGTAAGTGTTTTGACAGAAGGACTGTACTCTAGCCAAACAGCACCTCGTATTTTATCACAATTCCTGCATGGTTTATACTCTGGATAATCTTGTTTTGCTTCCATCAGCATGTCAAAGGTAATCTTCTTTTGTTCCATATCTGGATCAAACAGACGAATACCATATTGTTCTCTTGCTGATAGTTCACAATCATCCGTTTGGTTATACCAGCAATCTACGCAAGGTATTTGTCGTTCTCCGCAATATCGCTCCCTATCACTTCTTTTCGCAAGGTACACAGCCATCCTTCTCAACTGTTGTTTTTCTGTCATATCGCCTGCTTGAAAGAATACGACATTATTTCCATTCATCATCGCCCGCATAGCAAATTCAAGGAGTATCTGCGATTTTCCGCGCTTTTCTGGGCCAGTAATCGCTATGAAAGCGCCTCTAGTAAGTTGGTCGTTCCAGAACTGTCCTAATGCTTTAGGAAATCGTATCAATGATTCGCTTTGTTCTGTGAAGGCTTGCTTTATCAACAACGGATTCGAGAATGGATCTATTACATGAGAAGATTCATCATCTCCTGACGGGACAAAAGACAAGGCTTCTTTCTCCGCTGAAACAATATCTCCTTCTTCCACATAATTCATTATGGATTCAGCATATTGTTTCAACCGTTGGGTGCTGAAATACTGCTTAGTCTGGTCTATAAGATAATCAGAATTGAAATTACCCGCATCCTCGTATTCTTCGTTCAAGGATTCTAGGATTTCGCTGATGTATTCTACGTCATCCTTCTGCATACCTTTCTTTATCTTCTCCGTGAATATGCCTTCAATATCACGGAACGGCGCTTTATTATATTTTTTGAAGTAATCCACACACCAGCTGGACAATATTTTAGCAGTGGATGCTACCATATAGTGCATCGACCATATCGGTGCTATCGCACGTATGAAATCATCGGATACAATCAAGCCAATAAGGATTTTTCGTTCTATGAATTTATCTGACTTTTCCATGCAGGCACCTCTACTCGTTATTGTAATGGTACTTTATGATTTGTGAGCACATCCGTCCAATTCTAGATGGGATTCTAGCATCATCCATCATTTCAGACAAACCCTCTACGGATACGTTGCTTGTGAATATGGTTGGACGTAAGTATTCGTACCGAGTATTTATCAACTTGTATATTTTCTCGTAGTTGGCTGGATTGAATATTCCTTTCTCTACTCCGAAATCATCCAGCACTAATAACGGAATCTGAGATGCGATCTCTATCGGAGACGCCAGAATCCAGTCACGATGCTTGCTTTCTTTATCCAACAAATCTGCCATAGAAGTGAAGATAAAATTCCTAGATGTATTCTGGATATATGCTCTTTTCATTATTTCCACATATATGAACATGGCCAGTACAGTTTTGCCTGACCTGGGTTGATTATGCCATATATACACCCCGCTACCTTCAGTAGCCATCATGGCATCCACAATCTTACTAACCTTTTGCTTGATAGATTTGGATGAATACGTTTCCAATTCTTTTAGCATTCTAGGAGTAAAATGCCCTCGCAAATGCATTTCAATAGGATGATTGTCCCATACACTTTCCCTTGCACAAAACTCGCATACTGTAAACTTATATTCTCTTCCGCATTTGTTGCACATACTCATAGGTATCCCTCCTTACAGGATTATTCTGACTGAATTACATTACCCAACGCATCGTAAAACACTATCTTTTCATCCACATGGAGTTTATTCTTTCCATTATGTCTTCGTATCCTATTACGGAATTCTTCTATCATCCTATATTTTTTTACGAATTCTTCCATATCTCGTACTACGGGCATATAATCCATAGTTTTGTTATGAATATGCCATGACAGCAAAGTAGACAAAATGGCGGGCGGAACCTCCTCAGACATACTGAATCGGTACAAAGAATTTGCCCATTTCAGTATTGGAGGATTCTTGGTTTTCAATGATTCTGCTAATTCTCTAGCCATTTCGACGAACGCCGGAGGCGTATTGTCGAGGGCTAATGAATAATAAAACCAGCTGAAAGCTGTTTTAGTACCATCTTTATCTCTGGATGCAAACTCATTCCAAAGCAAGTTTGGAAGAGATACTTTTCCGGTTTCTTTAGATTTATTCCTACTTGTAACTGCTGTAAGCAGGAGATTCTTAATCTCTTCCGTTGACCACTGTTTTCTCAGGTAAACCTGGTCGATCTTAAAAGTTTGGAAGAATTCTCGTAATTCTTTTCTTGGTTGATTGTTTTTTATGCTGATTATCGGCATTCCCTGCAACAATGCTGAAAGCATCTTGCAGGCGGATTGTATCGTTTTACTCTTTGGATCAAGATTATGCTTTGTCACATTTGGAAGGGTATTCCAATAAGAAATTATGTCTGAATTAATATCAGATAAAACACTGGCGGACACGCATGTGTCCGATAAAGTTTTTATTCTTGTATCTTCTTTAGAAGATACAGGAAGAATAACTTTAGTTATTCTTTTGTATTTGTTTATATGTTTATTAGGTTTATATTGTGCCTCGGTGTTAGGCGTAATGTTAGCATTGATGTTAGGAGTAATGCTGTGAGTGTCATTTTCGATACTCTGGGCGAAAGCTGTTCGTACAACTGAATCGGTACGTTCATTGACCTTTTCTACGGGTTCTGTAGAAGGTGTAAATAGTTCTATCAGCTTCAACGGGTTTATTTTGTACCATTCTTTTGCAGGTAAACCTCTGAATTCTGATTGCATTACACCTTTTTGAATAAGGATCTTTTTTGCGTATATCACAAATTGTCCAGAAAGGTGCCCTTTTTCATACAGGTCCTTCTTGGTATAGTAAAACCATCCTTTATGATTAGGGTACTTCCGCATGTTATACATACACATTTCAATATACATGGATACAAGTCCAGCAAACATCCATCCGTACTTTTTGACCAATTCTTTGTTAACGGTATAATAGCTGATTTTACATACCAGGCTATTCATTATTTCGCATTCCTGTTCGTAAGTCAATTCTTTACATTTACCATATTTCTTTTGTAAAGATTCAATGGTTATTTTTTTATCTTTTTTTATTTTTTCCATGGCAATATATCTCCCGCTTTCCATGCACAATAATACAACATACTTGTACAAGATGCCGTAGGAATGTAATACCATGTAACAGATTTTTTGAATCGTTTTTCCTTTTCAATCTTGATAAAGTTAATGGATTGTAGAAATTTAATAATCTCCCGTATCTTTTTAAGCGGGAATCGCGTTCTCTCTTGCATTTTTCGTAAAGGGTACGTAAACCAGATATTTCCTTGTTTATCTTCATGGTACTTATCTATCTCATCTAATTTTCGTTCTGCTGGATGTAAATAGTAATGATCATACCCGGAATTTCCGTATGTGTCTTCCGCTATTTGTTTGGCTTCTATCATTAGTGAAATGATTACTGCCGTTTCAGTACCCATTATTTTAAGGATATTTGAGTCAATCACAATCCTATCCATTCCACATAGATTCCATGCTATTTTTTCATGAATATCGGAAGTTATTTCCTTTTCATATACTTTCATAAATGTTTCCATATTCGGTAAACTTTCCATTTATGTACCTCCTTCCGAAAAACCTTCAGGCCCTCCATTGTTAAAAAAGAGCGGAGGTTTGTAAAATTTCCCAACCTCCGCTCTCTTCCAATCGTATCTTGTGTGTGTTTTTGTCATTGTGTTTCGTTGGACATATTTGCTTTATCTACTCTGAACCATGGTTCAAGAATGACTGTTTCTGTTTGTCAGGTAAATTAGAATCGTCATCATTCTATTTCCTGACTAGGATCGTAACAAGGTTTTAGAATGTTTGTTATGCTGCACCTGAATCAGTTTCAAGATTTGTGGTGAGAACAATCTATCCCCTAATTGCAACCCAAACAGGCGTGTTCATTCTTTTGGAACAACTACAGCCTCCTTTCGTGTTTTTCAAGGTGTGAAGCAATTCTCGTGTGATCGAGAATGCATATTATAATACAAGAAAACTTCATCCTAGTAAAGTTGTCGAAATTGTGAAGACAATAATTGTTTCCTGTATGTGTGCCTGTGCTGTACATGCATAGCGGAGAAACTGGCGGCGGAGAAACGGAGAAACTCCGCTCCTAAATCTCGATCTGGATGACCGGAGCACCTTCTGGCGTACGGAACGCGGTAATTCTTTTAGCCTCGAAGGTGTTTCCTGTCCTAGAATCGGATACCTGTAAACGGTGCTGAAACAGAGGTATAGCCAGATTAAGAAGCCGTACCGCGTCTTCCAATTCCATCTTTATTCACCTTCCTTTCCTTGTTTGGTAGATTGTACATATGGTACCTACGGTAATCAGGAGTATCTGTTGGATATTTTGAACCTTTCCAATTTGGGATGGATTTAAACTAACCTCGTTTTCACTCCTTCCTGTGTATTGCGTAAAATCGACTGCGAACTATATACGCTACCTCCACGGATCATGCGTTTCCTTGGTTGGTACGCTATGTATTTTGTTTAGCCGGTATAAATTTGTCGTCTTTTTTTAAATCGACGAATACCATGCGTTTTTACGCCGGTTTTATACAGCATGTCAACATCTACCCACTATATAATACACAGGTGTTTCTTTTCCTTTACGTGGATTGTATAATTTCTTTCCCTTATACGTATCCTAGTAATTCTTTTTTTAAGGCATCCGCATCTGTCTGTACCATGTCACCAGGGTCGCCTTCAATCCTGATAGAATAAGCATCTACACCACGAAGAACAAGTTCCGCAGCCAATTTCTCAGATTGTTTCACTGCCTGTGGATCATCGTCGAATACCACAAAAACTCTTTTGAACCTTTTGCTTATTTCCCGTACCTGATATTTAGTGTATTTTATCCCAAACGTAGCAATAGCACCGTACCCAAATCTCCAAGCATCCGTCACTCCCTCTACACAAATACACGCTTTTTCATCCTTGATTGGTATCGCTTGGTAAAAGATGTGCTTGTGTTTTACTATCTCTCGTTGTTCTGGACATGAAATATAGCGAAGGAAATGCTTGGCAGTAATGTCCCTAGTCTGAAACGATACTACGCGATTCTCCCAGTAAATTGGAATTACAAGGCGATGAGAAAAAGAGATATTGTCCATAATGCTTATAGGACCTGTGCCTCTAACATCCCATATTTTTTCGATCACCTCTGGATCGAAGTTGCGTTTTACAAGGTACCTTTTATGTCGATCATTCATTGGTGCAGTAGATGGAGGCAGTCTGAACTTTTTCTGTCCGACTCGTACTGTTGTTGTAGATTTTACATAGCTTTTACCGCCATATTTCCTTGCTATTTCCTTAGCTTCTTGCTCTGTGATACGTAGTAATAATGCTATCGCTTTATTTGTCGCTTTCCAACCGCATCTCCAACAGACATAGTAATTATCTGTCAGATGGTACCCTAAATGCATTCCTGGATTCCCAGTACAAAAAGGGCAGGTCGTATTGACCCACCCTTCCCGACAATGTTTATGTCCCTCTGTGGCGAATGGGACATTGAAGTCCTTATATAGTTGGATGATGTTCACGGCATTCTCCTAAAATATCGCCTTCAGTTCGTCGTAAGCATCCCATATCTTTTTGTGGGTCCATCCCTTTTCTCTTAGCACCTGCCGCAGTTTTCCCCTTACTGCTCTACCAGGCATACTGCCATATTCATCTTGCGAGGCAAGGATAATATCGCATATTTGCCTAGCGGCAGGTCCGATTTTATTTATCCTAGAATCCCAATCTTCTTGTGGGGTAACCGCGTCTGGAGCGGGTATCATATCTTCGATTTCCTCGTCAAAAAAGGTGCACGGTACTTTTTTCTGATGATACAGGTAATTGTTCAGTTTGGATTTTACGCACAACGCTATCCAATTTATCAGTGGTACTTTCTTCTCCTCGTTATACGTATTGATTGCGACCGTGTATCCGACGGTAGCTTCTGAGAAAAGTTCCTCGAAATCCACCCCGGAGGATTTGTTGTACGACCAAGCTAATTTCCTCAGAAAGTTCTGGTACTTCTTGTAGGTAGCGGTGTCAGACACAATATATTCCTCCCTTAGTAGTATTTTCGGTTGTACTTATGATGGTGCGGGCAATAACAACGACGGTCAGCGCGAAGTACGAGCCATCCGCTTTCTACTGCGCAGGCAGTGCATTCGGCGAATGTTTCACCATAGAATGTATCCTTGCGTTTATATTTATGGGAAGAGCATTGTTTACAATCGCATACCATTTCCATGTAAACTACATCTCCCCATGTTACGCCGACTGTTATCATAATACCTACTCCGCGTAGGAGTTCAGCATCGCGGTAAGCATTGAACTGTCCGGTACATCCTCACCGTCGAGTATCGCAGTAATCACCTTCCGTTTATCGTCAATCATCTCTGCCAGTCTTTCCTCTATTGTGTCTCTGGGAAGAAGATACCAGATATTGACGGCGTTTTTCTGACCGATACGATTGCACCTGTCCTCAGCTTGATCTAGGAGTCCGGGTGTCCAGGGCAGTTCAAGGAAAGCTACATTATGGGAAGCAGTAAGTGTGATACCTACTCCCGCAGCTTTGATGTTGCCTACGAACAATCTTACGGAAGGGTCATTCTGAAATCTATCCACAATTTCTGACCTTTTCTGTGCTGATACAGACCCGTCTATCTTTACCGCAATATCTGTTCCAAACTCGTCCATAAGGGCAGATATGATTTCCTTGTGGACAGCGAACACCACAAGTTTGTGGGAAGTATCGTTCAGGAAATCTTTAATCCATTCAATCGCACCCTTTAATGCACCCTTAGCCGCCATAAACCTAAGAGCAGAAATCTGGGCAAGTGCTTCCGCATTAGAAGCCTTTGCCGCTGCCAACGCACCTTTATTTTCAGTAACCCAACCAATAAAATCTCTTTCTACCTTTCGATATTCCTTCTCATTAGACAAGGCTACAGGGATGACTGCTCTCTGCTTAGGCGGCAATTCTGTCAGGACTTCTTCTTTCCTTCTACGGATCATGATTCCTTGAAGTTTTTCGTATAGTTCTTCAAGATTAGATGCACCATTGTAATCCCAACCGAATCCATTGTGCTTGGCATCGCAGTACCGATTGGCAAAGTGTATGAAATTAGGAAAGAGATTAGGTTCTACCATGCGGATAGCATTGTATAGCTCCCTAGGACGATTGATTACGGGTGTTCCTGACATAGGAATAATATGAGGGATCCTTTTTGCCAATGCTTTTACAGCTTTGGTACGGATAGTGGCATTATTCATAATTGCCTGACATTCATCCAGTACCAGCACCTTAGGACTAAGGCTTGCAAGGTATTCTTGCCACCCTGCCACTATATCATAATTAAGGATGATTATGTCAGGGTTGTCTAATTGATACGCCTTCTTACCTTCAAGTACAACTGCCTTTCTATCATCAGAAAGGCATCCTTTCACTTCTTTCAGCCAATTATATTTTACCACTGCTGGTGAAATGACAATAGTAGGCTTCAGTTCAGGATGGGCATGAATGTAGGCAAGGGCTTGAATAGTTTTACCTAGCCCCATATCGTCACCTATGATTGCTTTACCATTACGATGTTCCAAAAAAGCGACTCCCTGTGCTTGGAAAGGGTACAGCTTTTTATTCAACCCTTCCACATTAGCTTCCTTCATATCATGGACAGATTTCTCTATCCTTGACATGATGTTCACCAGCCCTTCATCAATAGAGAAACCCCATTCTTTTACCTGTTTGATAGAGGCAGGCGAAGCAGAAGCAACCCAGTATTTCTCGGATTCCTTGCTGACAAATGACCTGTTGGGAAGAGATTTCACCTTACCAAGCAAATCTCCCGTAGGTTCAAAAGTAAGTTTCATCATATCGCCAGCAACTAGTGTGGCGACACTTTTCTGAGGTTCCCGCTTGCCTTCGTAGGATTTGTGAGTAGAAGGCACTTGAACAGTTCCCGCGTCCTCGTATGCTATTAGCACCGATTTAGGGAACCAAGAATCAACTACCTTGCTTCTCGTAACACCTTTTGCCATTTCGATTTGTTCTGGCGTAAGGAATTCAAGAACAAGGTCACGCAAGCCCCAGTCCTTAAGACACTCAGGGCCAATCCCAATGAGTTTAGAACCGGGATGGGTAAGTGCTCTTCCACATTTGGAACAACGAACTTCTGGATCAATCTCACCATATCCATATAGGTAAACTGCTCTTGCAGTTTCCCTAAGGATTGCGGCTTTGAAGTATATTGGTACACCTTTTTCTCTTGCTACGATGGGTCTGGTTCGATAGAACTTTGCAGGCAGCTCCATGAATGCCATGGTTTAATGCCCTCCTTTGGATTTTAGATTTTCTGGTTCCTATTAAGCATTCCCTTGAGTTCGTATTCCTTCTTCAACTTGTGGTAGTACGGATGCCAATCTGGAAGTGGATTCATGTGCAGTTTCCCATCGCTTGATTCTGAAATGTACCATACCGCAAATCCTAGCTTTCCTGAATACCTAACGAGGAACAGGTCCCCGTTCTCATTCGTCCTCACCGCGTAACTCCACCTTATTGTTTCTCCTCTGGCTTTCATATTGCGCATGGAAAAATGCTGATCGCCTTGTGATATAAAGGCCCTACGAAGTTCGTTTACCGTGTACTTTTTCATTACTTTACCTCCTTTCCTTAAAAATAGTAATCTGGCCGAAAGGCGCACCATTCGGCTGATTAACGTAAATGGTGCGATTATCTGCCTCGAAATTTTCTTCCGTAACTACGTTAGATCGAAAAAACTCCTTGAGGCAATATTTGATTACCTCTTCCTCATCCACTTCCTGAATTTCTGCCTTATGGATAACGAAGGAGTCATTTACGACCCATCCTTCGCTTTCGTTTCTCCAGACGTCATAATGCCTTACTTCAAATTTCATTTTATTCCCTCCTTTATTCCGTATCTTTTTACTACCTCAAGTCTGCCACAAGGTATGCCACCTATTTCAAATTCTACATAATCCTCTCCATTTGCCATAAATGTGATATTGGACAATCTTACGGTAGGTTTCAACAGGTATTTCTTTATAACCTTTTTAAGTAGTTTATCCGTAGTCCATGTTTCCTCGTCCATTGTTATAGGGGAATCGTGTTCCCATTGATTATTGACTTCATACCCCTCTTTTTTGTTGCCCCATACATCATACAGCCATATCTGAACATCCATATACTTTTGTTCCATCTTTAGTCCCCCTTTCATATTGTTAAGGTACAAGAGCAAGGTATGATACTATTTTATTGCATAGTGTAATAATATCATGTCCTATTTGATATGTCAAGCGCCATGTAATCAGCGTGGCGCTTGACATTAAAGCGTACCATCATCGGATTTCCAGATGCCCGATGTAGTTCCCGTGACTGTCGAAAACATCACCATACGATTCGAGCAGGTTGACCAGGTTCTTTTCATCGGATATATCATCGAACTCCATCTCCATCTTGCAGTAAACAAATCTGGAGAGTTGCGTAACCCATGACAGGAAATTGCTCCTGAGGTACTCTAACACCGATCTGATCTGGTCGAGGTCGATCTGATCCAGGTCGTCTGATTCTAGATCATGGATGGAATCTACCGCGATCGTTTTGTCGTGGTAGTAATGGTGCATGAACGGGTACGTCCATACTTTGAAATCTTCCACTTTCAGCATCCGGACCAGTTCGAGGAAAGAAGCAGAAGGTGGATTAAGCCCTTCTACATAATTCCAGAAGGAAACCTGAGAACGGAACATCGGGCAATTCTTCGCAACAATCTCCATGAACTCTTCCGAAGGGACAACCTTTTGCGGAACATCCTCTTTAGTGAATGAGCAGATGATGGAAGCGCCGTCACCCTGATTGTAGAACCCGCTCCATCTCAGGTCGAGAAAGTCCATCCCTTGCAGTTCAAGGAATGTTCGTAGCTGGCATTCTATCTCTTTCTGCCACCGGGTATCTACAGTGGTGCGGAACTCGCGCTCCTTACTGATAGCCATAGCCTTCGCCGTGTCGTCCAGATCATTGAACCCGTACATCCGTACCATTTTGACTGTTGCCATTTTATTCTTCCTCCCATCTGTCTTCCTCCTTGTTTCCAAGGAGTATGTTCATGGAACGCTTGAATGCCTGCGCTCTACCTCTCCACAGCATCATCTTCGCAAGGTCCGCCAATAGGTCGTTGAACTTGATCATTGGAGGTGGGTTGCCACAAATAGCCGACCATTTCCTCTCCATGTCGTATGCGTGGAAATAATACGCCTTGATCACTTCGAGGGTTTCATCTTCGTCCATTGCTACCTCCGCTTTTTTGCATTCAGGCAAACGGCAGATGCACCGGTCACTGTCGATAGGCAACGCCTTGTTGAATATGTCGCAATAGACGAACCTGTCCGTATCAGGTGTATTTTCTATCCGAAGCATACCCGCCATTTCTCTATCTGCCAAGTGCCCTTTGAAACAGTCTCCGCAATGATTATCCGTAGTTGGGTTGATCGTGTATTCCTTGCATACCATAATCTTCTTCTCCATTTTTATGACCTCCTTCGCTTTCTGGATCAGATCGAGGGCTTCCTCGATGCTCTTGCAGAGGTAAGCCCTCCCTCCGATATTCACCTTATGAATCATTTGGAGTACGCTGCGAAGACCTTAGCTTGGTCTCCGTGAGGGTTGATATGAAGCAGGTATGCCATGAAGTAAGTCATGCTGGCAGCACCGTGGATCTCTGTACCGCAAAGAGCCGAGGCGTCTTTGTACCCGAGCGGGCTTACTATGAACTCGCCCATCCATATTCTCTGATTCCTGAAACGGACGTAAGGCTCGTCCTCCCCTGTATCCTTGTTGTGGGCATATTTGATTTCCTGGTACTTCCCGCTTCCGACTATGGTTTCCTTATCGTTCTCCCACTGTTTCATACCCGCACCATCCTTTCTAGAATAGGAATCTCCTTCTCCAATGTTTTCAGGGCAGTGTACACATGGTCGTCGTTATATTTTTGGTACAAGTGTGTGCACAAGGTAAAATCGCTTTTTCTATTGGCAAACGCGAAGATGTCGAATAAAATCCTTCTTCTGAAATCCTTATACTTTCCTTGTGCCTTTACGTCCTTGGCATAGGAAAGGAGTTGTTCTTCTTTACATGAATCCACCAGGTCAACTACGCACTGTTTCAGATACTGGAAATCCTCAGTAGTTATTTTCATACCGTTACCTGTCGAACGCGCGGTTGAAAACTACGGTACCACGATCATCATATACCGCAATCTGAAGGAGGTCGTCGTGCAACGGGGTGCAGGTTATAGTAAGAGCGATTTTCGATTTACCATTTTCTCGCACCATTATATCAGTGCGCAACCCGCCGCCCTTGCTTTTAGGACCTCCCTCCAGCTTCGTTTTTCTACCGTCGATTATTGTGCTTATCCAGAAATTCCTTAAATTCTTGATTGCCATTACCTTGCCCTCCTTCTTGAAAAGTAACCTACCCCGGTACGGTCGTTTACGCCATTTCGTATATCTTCCTCGATTTCGAGCATGAGCGCCAGTTCCTCGTGCAATTGCTGGACTGCGGTGAAATCTAGTACCATAAAACAAGCTCGATGGTCGTTCGTAATAGAGATGGCGAATCTGGAATCTTTTGT